TCATTATACATGACCTCTATTATGCAGGATCAGGGATACCGATAGTAAATGATCCTAGAGTAAATGTGTTACCTGATGCGACAACCTGACTAGCTGACAAGGAGCCTGTAGCTAACAGCCTAGTGTTGGATACGTCTACAATAGCGTAGTGAGTAGCTGTACCATTACCTGTCACTGATCCATCTGAGATAGCTGCAACTACAACCTCACGACCACCACCTGATCTGTCTGAGGGGGCTGCAATACTCAGGCTAGTGGAGTTACCTAACGTATAAGTAGAGGTAGCCTCAGTGTATGTAGTGGCTTCCTGAGATGTTAGGTCAATACGAGAGGCTTCAGTATCAAGTACAGATAGCCCATTGTCAAAAACTCTGTTGTTAAGACTGGGCATCTTCTGGCTCCTCTTGTGTTACAGGCTTGGCATCTGCATCATATCTTAGTTCAGCTATATCCATCAGATCCTGTATAACTTCTGGGTGATCGCTTACGTTGATGTCTGCGCCATTCAAGTTCCGTAGGAATGCTGCAATCTCACGTAGGTCATGTGGAGCTACATCACCAGCTACAATAGTTGGCATCAGGTCATAGTTCAGACCGTTCAACTCCCAGAGGCGCTCGACAAGCTGTTTATTGAGGACATCTACAATAGCTTGGATATAACTCTCTAATGCACGAAGGAACAGGTCTGTCTTAGACTTGGAGAGGGCGTAAGAGCCAGTGTTGCCACCGCCAAGCATAAGAAACTCAGAAAGGACGCTACGGGCTATGTCATGTTGATAGCGTCTTACTACAGGGTCTATTTCTATATTACGACTACCGCTAGAAGACATAAGCTCAACATCTACCAGTCTTTGGTTGGTAGGCGCTCCATCTTTATCGGGATAGGTGTCGGAAGGCAGAATAATGTATCCTTGCTCATTGAACTTGACGTCTCGCAATATCGCCTGAAGGTTGGAGACGAATCCGGACTGGATCGCAGTAGCATCACCAGAAAGATACTCAGCAGGAATGCGAGCAACAGGGATACCAGCAAGCTCTCGTTCAACTGCTATGGCCTCAATAGACTGTAGGTTATTGACATATTCATAAGAAGTATAAGCATTCCGAAGTATAGAGCGCCCAGCAGGGTCACCATTAATCGTTGTCGTGCGGTAGTACAGACTTTTGCGAGTAGGTATATAATTAGAGTTGTTATAGCCTGAGCCGTCCTGATAGATACCTAGTACATCACCAGTTTTGGTGTCTACATCAAACCTAGAGATTGTCCAAGGCGCACGAATAGCGACTTTGCGGATACCCATACGACCGTCAGAATACTTAGAGCGGCCTTTGTCGCTTCTTGTAGTCGGCCCATTGCGTCTCTTATAGATAACCTCAAACCATGCAAAGCCGTAAGAAAGACTTGAAAGGGCTTCAGCAACATGGTCATCAAGAGTGTGATCCATGTCATCAAGGACAGACTTAACGAACTCAGCTTCTCTCTTAGCTTGTGGTGTATCATTGGCTGGCATTACCTTTAGATCTACGTCACGAAGGACTTGTTCTGTAGCATACATGACAGCACCGATGGTGCTATCGTTGTCTCTCATCTCACGGTACTTGCGTATGGCCTTCTTGCCACGAAGCTCAGGTAGAAACTCATCAGCCCGTATCTGACCATTGTAGGTGTTGTCACCTGCTACACCTAGTATTTGCTTGGCCTCTGTCTCTGAGAGCTTCTTAACCATTACCGTAATCCTTTGGCGCTACTATACGCTAGTTTAAGCGTAGGTTTTGCGTAGCCATTCAATGAGAGGTCCGTTATAGCCCAAACTAAAGCATCAAGACGGTCTGGTGAGCCTGTGGACCCTAGAGGTTCCCACTGTACCATCTGATCTTCTAAGTCGTTTAATCCCTTTACGTGTCTAACTTTGTCTTGCTCATAGAGAGCAGATACTGGTTCAGCCCGTGCCATCTTCCCTCTGGATGCATGGACGAGCTTTACTGGGACTGTTTCATCTTCTGTGTGTAAAGTGTGACGAACCATATCGCCACCTTGGTTTCGTTCTGCAACAATGCGGTCTGCCATGTGCTCTCTGTAGAGTTCTACGGCTTTAGCTGCCCATTGCTGAGGAGTATATCTACCTGTGTGATCTTCTAAGACGTACGCTATTCCGTTGATATCTACACCAGCTACAACAATACCAGTCATGTCACTTTCTGCATTTGCAGTAATAGCTGGGTCTATGGATACCACTATACGATTAAGAGTGGGAACATCATCTTTGTCTACCTCACATGAGGCTAAGAGAGTTCTATTCCATAGAGCGCCTGACGCTTCGTCCAGGATTTCGGCGTAAAGTTCTTGGCGACCAAGGCGGGTGCCTTCATAGGTCTTACGGACTGCGTCGAGGAAAGTATCAGCAAGATTAGCAGCGTTATCATAAGTACTGCCGGTAGAGACTGTCGTTTTGTCGTCATCTAAGATATTTCTAATGAGTTTGGTTGTTTTTGGTGTTGTAGTGACAAATACTTGTGGTCTACGTCCAAGTCGTAAGCCAAACTGTAGCATATCCCAAGTTTCTTGTGCGTTTCTCCATGCACATAGCTCATCAGTCCATGCAGAGTAGGCTTGTGGACCCCTGAGTCTTTCTGGGTCTTCTGCAGAGAAGAATACAGCTTTAGCTCCATTCTCCCAAGTGAGTGTATTATTAGTGGGAGACCATATAGGTAATCCTAGTGGACTTCCTCTATAGGATTTATCTCCCTTCCAACATACATTAATAAGACCTGAGTCGCCCTCGACCATAACTCGTCTTACGTCTCCCTTAGTAGGAGCTACACAGTGGACTATCTTATCGCCCTTCTTAATTCTGTGTCTTACCCACTCAGCACCGGCTCTAGTCTTACCCCAACCCCTGCCAGCTAGAGCTACCCATACATTCCAGTTGCCTTTAGGTTCTAACTGCTCTGGTCTAGCCCAGAACTCCCAAGAGTGCTGCAGTTCTTCTGTCTTCTCTGGGCCAAGTTGTTTTAGTGCAGCTGCAACCTCAGCATCTGGTAGCTCTCTAAGTGTCTGTGCTGTTATCTTTGGAGTCATCAGGGTTTTTACCGAGTAAAGTCATAAGAGTGTCTATAGCACTAGCGTCTTGGTCGGGGTCGACAGACATCTCTTCGGCTTGTACAGTCTCCTTTGGACTCCATCCAGCCTTAGAGCGTAGGAATAACTCCTGAGAGGGAAAGTGACCATTAAGAGCTTGCTCAACGACTACGTTACCAACTCGTGAGGAGATCTCTGCTCTGGCCTCACTAACGTCTCCACCATAGTACTTATAGAAAGTAGCTAGGTTACGAGGGGCATTCTGATAGCGTTTATTAATAGTAGCCATGATGTCTTTGATCTGGACACCATCTTTAACCGACTGCCTAACGTATTTAGCAATCGGCTCACTATACTTCAGTGGCTGAGGTTGAGAGTTACTCATGGTTTTTCCTATGGAAAGCCTTTAGAGGCTGCAGATCTATAGTAATCTATAGGCTAAGCCTAGGCTACAATCCGTCTTCGCTGAAAATATATGATTGAGGAGATACGATTGATAGCTGTCGGCTATGGAGGTCTATATAGGTACTAATTAACAAATGTCAAGGGGTAGAGCTATATTTATTTTCTATGGCTAGTCTATAGAGCTGCAGACCTAGATCTAGCTGCAAAGACTATAGGCTAAGTCGAGATCCCCTCTTAAGTTACACTTAAGTGCTACTATAGTCTTATAATAACTATATGTATTATAAATTAAAGAGTTACTTAAGAGTTACTTAAGTTAGTGTGTATATAGTGTGTCAAGAGCAGAAATCAAGCTTTGGCCTTAGAATAAATCATAGGTGTTGCATAAATGTCACAGTAGTCTATAGGCTAAGGTTAGTCTTGGGGTTGAACCTTATTTTTTATTTTGGAAACTATAGTGGCTACGCCAGGATTTGGCCCTAGCCAGTATTCTAGCTAGGGGCCCCGTGGTTAAGTTAGGTAGGAAAGCCCTAGGTAGAGTAGGGCAAAGAGTAAGACAGCCCCGAGGGCTGCCTTTAGTGCTTCGCGGATCATGAGCTGCAAGCTTCTGCGATAGCGGCCTCATAAGCGGCGACGATATCTTCGCGCTTGGTATCGCCTACCTTGATAGACATATACATAGTGAGAGCCTCGGTTAAAATCTCGCGCTTTTCCTTGTCTTTCTCTGCAGCGATATACTTAGCGCATACCTGCACAAGCGCGCCGTGCGCAGTGTGGCGGAGTTCTTCACGTGAGACGCGGCGAGTACCAAAGTAATTTGACATAGTGTGTTCCTTTCTAAGAACTAAGACTATAGCGAACTTGCTATGTAACCTTGATACAGTATGCAGCGCATGACGTCAACAATAAAATGCAATATTATTAAATTAATTTACTAGCCTAAATTTAAGCATAGACCATAGCATAGACCATAGCATAGACCATAGCATAGACCATAGCATAGACCATAGCATAGACCATAGCATAGACCATAGCATAGACCATAGCATAGACCATAGCATAGACCATAGCATAGACCATAGCATAG